TCCAGACCAGTTCCCTTACTTGTTGTAACTGGTCTGACTGACACCTTTTTCCGCATTTCGTCTATGTGGTTGTTGCAGAGGCGCTCTAGCGCCGATCGCTTGGTGAATGGCCAGGGTTCGTTGTTTTTAAGGCTTGGGCGCATTTTCTGGCGCCTGTGGGGCCCCAGGTTTCGATTCTAGGGGGGTTTCTTTGCCGGCTGAGGCCGGCGTACCCCCCTTTTTGATAAGGCCAAGTTTGGCCGCTTCTTCTTGATTCTTGGGGTCTGTGACGAAGTCTATTAGCTTTTGTGGATCGTTTTCGAATCTTTCTCGTAGTGCCGGCGGCAGCTCCTGGAAAGCCTGTTCTGTTCTTCTTACGATTTCAAGGGATCCCCTGAAATCGGGTACCTCTGATACATCCCCGTAAAACGGGGTTCCTGTGTTGACCGAGCTGAGTAAGCCGGTCTTAGTCCATCGGTCTATGATGGTGTTGATGTCGCTTTCCTTTCCAAACTCCTGTTTGGTCATGCTTTCGCCTACGGTGGCGAATTGTACGCGCCGGCGTTTATTAAAACTGTAGGTTTTTGGGCACGGCTTGATGTGCTTTTCCATCAGTATCCCCCTCTTGGCATTTCGAATCCCTTTTCCTGCCCCTTGGGCTGTTTGCCGAATATTCTCTCAATGATTTTAAGGGCTACGCCCGTACCGCCTACTACGCCGGCCCATGGTAGGGCTCGGCTTGATACTGCATCGTAGGCGGCTAGTTTGTCTCCGTAGTTCTCCCAGAACTTCTTTTCGGCTTCTAAGCGAGGTAGCGCGGCAGCTGCGGCCCGAGCGTTGTAACTTTCTTTCTCTGTTTGGACGTCAAGCAGCCCTGCTGTCTTCTGTCCTACTACTGTGTCTTGGCGCTGCCTGTCGGCCGTAGCTTCGGCCAGGCTGCGCTCGTTTTTCATCCTTAAGGCCTCACTTGCTGAGGCCATTGCTTTCTGTCCCACACCAGGTGGGACTATGTTTTGCATTTGTGCTGTTGAGCCGGCCGGCGTTGAAGCCCCACCTTGCTGATAAGCAAGCATGGGGTTTAGGCCGGCTTTTTTCATGTCTGCCATGCTCCGCTGATAAGCGGTGCTAGACATTCTCTCTTGGAAGGCCATCTGTTCTCTGGCCATACCCTTATTCGCTTGATTTGCTTGGTGTTGTCCGACCATGCCTAGGGCGTCTCCGATGAGGCCGGCTCCGCCGCCGATTAGTGCACCTGCTATAAGTGGAGCTACCATAAGCCCTCCTAAATTCGACGGGGCTAGGCGATCGCGAGCTGCCTAGCCCCCTCCCACCTCTAGAAGTGGTCCACCATTCCTGGGACGCTGTACAACGGCATCGGTCGGGCGCATCGTAGTTTGAAGAATGCGTCGAGTATGAAGTGTTTTTCCTCTGGCACGGCAATGACTCTCTCGATTGGAGGATTGTCTTGGATGAAGCTGTCGTTTAGCACCGGTAGGGCTGAGAAGTCCTGTGCAAGGTGCCATATGTCTAACGACGTTCCTGCGTCGGATTTCATCTGTGCCGTGACCAGGCTGTTACGGTATTTCGCTTCGGCGTACCTCTCTTGGTAGCCGAAAATTCCGTCATCTGTTTCGTTTCCTTGGAAGTAGATTTCTTTGTTGTAGATTGGCTGTTCTCCCAAATGGCTTAGAACCGGCCAGTAGAAATCGTATCTCGTTTTGTAACTCCATTGTCTCTCGACGCCTTGTTGATAGGAGAGGTCCGCGTTTACCTGGACCATCCCGAGCACAATGCAGTGCTCGGTGAAGCTCTTGCTGAATCCGTGATTGCTTCCTGATACTGTTCCGAATGCGGCAAGGTTTCCTTGTGGGGTGTCAGTATATCCAGTGTCGGCCGGCGAGCCAGAAGTCTGGGCGAGAGGGTGGACGTTTACGTAGCTTGTGCCTCCTCCCAGGTATTCCGGCCGCCAGTTGAGGTCGGGGTGGTCAACCCCGAAATGCGCCTTGATTACTTCTTTATAGCGAGTTCCTGACCTCGCGTCTCGTTCTAGGAGCCTCTGGATCTGGAACGCTTGTCTGAATTCATTGATTGTGACCGGCGATGACAACTGAATGTTGGCTTGAAGGCCGGTCTCTGCTCCCCACGCGGCAAGGTCCGCGGTGCTTAGAGGGTTGGCGTATGTAACTGTTCCGCCAGGGAATAGGGAAACGTCCCTATCATTGCCTCCTGCGAAGGGTTTGAAGGCGATCCTACCGCCGGTGGATACAACCGGCGCAACGGATGCCGTCTGTAGGGCCGGCGCGGTCCCTTTTTGTGGCCAGGGGAGAGCACTCGTGAAGTAATCTGGGCGCTTACAGCGCCGTAGCAGCTCTCCTCCGGCCTCGTATACGTCCGGCCCGTCTCCTGTTCCGTATGCTGGGAATACGGAACTTTGTAAATTTTGGTCTCTGAACCACTCGTCAAAACATTTCAGATACGCTCTGAAGGGGAAAGCCATTACGGACAGTCCAGGCTTTCCGATTGGTAGTCCTAGGTAGTCCGCGATCTTGTTGAGTCCTACTCCGCCGGTGCCGAATGTAGCTTGTGGCACCGTATATACCGTCGTATCTGTTGGGTTTACTTGTTCGCCGCAGAAGTTCTGCCAGTGACTCCATAGGAGTCGGATCGGCACTGAGAACCAGAAGCTCTCTAGTCGTAAATTGTCCATGAACGGTTTTATGGGTGTCGCAAGTCTTGCGAACACTGTCATGTTCATGTTGAACGTATCGCCGGGGTAGGCGATGTCCCAAAATATCGGGACGAGCACGCCGGCGTTGAATACAGTCTTGTAACTCGCTGACCTGTCAAAGGTCGAGCGTTGAATGTCCGCTTGCGGTACTTTTCCGAAGTTGTGAACCATTTGACTCTGCATGTGTCCTCCTTACCCGCAAGCGGGTTTTGCTTATGCTTCTTTTAGTGGTGGCGTCACGAATGTGATGCCGTCTCCGATCATAGCCGGTGGAATTTCCGGCCTAATGCTTCCGTCTACTTCGTTATAGGTTGCGATGTGGTACAGCGCGTAATCTTCTGGGTGTTTGCCGATCGGCGTTCCTGTGTCCTTGATTCCGTCTGCGAAGCTCCTGATTGCTACTTGGTCGTTGAGCATGAAGTTTGGCTGTCCGAAGAGTAGGGCTTTCTTGTCGTAGACAGAGTAAAGTCTGAGAATCACAGTTTGTCCCTCCGTAGTAGTTTTAATTTTGCCATCTGGCATTCTTCCTTGACCGGCAGCCTAAAGCTGTCGTTGTCTGCTTCTCTGAGCTTTGCTTCCTTGAGCCGGCGTCGTTTCACCTTCTCGTAAAGCTCCGGGTCATCTTTCTCAAGGAGCCTATCATAATATCTCGGAGGTGTCACTTTGCCTCCGTTATGGATCATGTATCCCGAAGGGAATACGTCTCTGTGAAACTTTTTGTACCAGGCATGTGCTATTCCTGGTCGCCGGCTCATTGTGCAGTATTCTGATTGGAGGATCTCTCCTGTGTCTTTGTCGGCATAATGCTGTGCCGCATAATGGCCTGTGATTTTCTTCACGCAGTAGCGCGCCACGTAGGCGCAGCTTTCGTATGTGACTGTTCCTATCTCTGAGTATCCCCAGGGCCACAGCTTCTCCAGTATCTCTGACCTGTAACTTGTATGACCGTTGCGCACCCTCCAAGGCTTGCGATCATCAAAATCAACGCCAAATAATATCGCATGGTAATGCGGCCTCTGGAGTTGGTCTCCGTATTCTCCGCAGTGGAAGTATCGGATTCCTCCTCCATAGTGTTTGCGCAATCGTTTCATAAAGTTCTGAAAATCCTGCATTTTCAGTCCTTTTGGTCTGTTTTCTTCGCTGTATGTGAGTGTAACGAAGCATGTCTTTTCGTGTTGTTTGGCCTCGTGCATCATGCGCATCGCCCAGTCTTGCGATCGCCTTAATCTGCATCCTATGCACTGTCCGCAGGGGATCATAAGGGGCTGCCGGCCGGCCCCCTTGGTAAATACGAGCGGTGTCTTTCCGCTGCTGTTCTTTGGCCCTAACCAGGCCTGTATCGGATAGTAACAGGCCAATTATAATTTCACTCCGCCTCTGGCTACTCCTGAACGGTAGTTCTTCTTATGCACTCTCATTGCTCCTCGTCGGAATGTCCTTCTTGAGGCCTTCTTGCTCATTCTGCGTCTCATCATGTTCTAGTTCCTCCTGTATGACGTATCCGGCATCGCACTTCTCGCAAAATATAATGCGTAGGCGTGACTCGGTCGT